CATGCCGCCAAACACAAAACTGAAAATGAATGGAGGCACCAGTGTCGAAAAGCCTGACCAAGCTCCTGGCGAGCAACAAGAAGCGTCCTGAGCGCGTACCGCAATCCAAGATCGTGGCCAAGGCCGATGAGGTCGAGATCTACATCTACGACGCGATCGTGTCGGACGAGGAGACCGCCTACTGGATGGGCGGCGTCTCGGCCGAGGCGCTGGTGCCGCAGATCCGCGACATCAAGGGCGGCACGATCCACCTGCGCATCAACAGCCCGGGTGGCGACGTGTTCGCAGCCCAGGCCATCTGCCAGGCCATCCGTGACACCGGTGCCAAGGTCATCGCGCACATCGATGGCTACGCGGCCAGCGCCGCCACCGTCATCGCCACTGCGGCCGACGAGGTCGAGATCGCCGATGGTGGCTTCTACATGATCCACAACGCCTGGACCTGGGCGATGGGCAACGCGAACGACATGACGTCGACCGCGGGCCTGCTCTCGAAAATCGACGCCTCGCTTGCTGGCCAGTACGCCAAGAAAAGCGGCATGTCGGTCGAAGACCTGCGCGCCGCCATGGATGCCGAGACCTGGTACACCGCCGACGAAGCTGTCGCTGCGGGCCTCGTCGATCGCATCGCTGCAGGCAAGAAGGTCGAATCGTCGTGGGACATGAGCGCATATGCGCACGCACCGAAGCCTGCGCAGCCCGATCCCAGCCAGGTCGACCCGGCAGCCACCGAAGAGCACCGCGCGCGCCAGCATCAGCGCATCGCCACGATGGCCCGCCTCCAAGTTAGCTGACGCTCTCTCGCGCCACTAAGCCAGCCACCTCCGGGTGGCTTTTTTTATGCCCAACGGCCGCGAGAGCGGACCACCCCCTTCGAAAGGTTTTACATGACCAAGCTCGCAGACCTGCGCGCACAACGCGACACCGTGGCCAAGAAAGTCCACGACCTGAACAACAAGTACCCGACTGACCAGCGCATGCCGGCAGCCGAGGCTGGCCAGCTGGACACGTTCCTGGCTGAAGTCGAAGCGATCGACATCGAGATCGCACGCGAAAACCGCATCGCCCAGCTGGCCGGCGAGACGTCGGAAGGCCAGCATGCCATCGCATTGGCTGCTGCAACTCGCCCTGGCGGCGCGCAGACTGAAGAAACCACCGCCCTTCGCGCAATGCTCTCCGGTGGCGTGTCCGCCCTGAGCGACGATCAGCGCCGCTCGATGCGCGCTCGCGTGAGCCCGGACATCCGGGCCGCCATGTCGACCACCACCGGCTCGGAAGGCGGTTATACCGTCGCTCCGGAGTTCAGCACGACCCTGATTCAAGCCATGAAGGCCGCCTTTGCAGTGCGTAGCGTGGCCACTCAATTCCAGACCGCCACTGGCGCCCAGCTGCAGTTCCCGACTGCCGATGCCACCTCGGAAGAGGGCGAGATCGTCGGCCAAAACGCTCCCGTGGGCAAGCAAGACACCGGCTTTGGCTTGGCGTCGCTGGACGTGTACAAGTACTCGTCGAAGTCGATCGCGCTGCCATTCGAGCTGATCCAGGATTCGTTCTTCAACATCGAGTCCTATATCCAGAATCTGCTTCAGCTGCGCCTCGGCCGCATCCAGAACCGCCACCACACCCTGGGTACCGGCTCTGGTCAACCTCGCGGCCTCGTGCCGGCGGCAGGCGCGGGCAAGGTCGGCGCAACTGGCCAGACGGTCACCATCACGTATGACGACCTGGTCGATCTGGAGCACTCGGTCGATCCGTACTACCGCCCAGCCGGTAAGTGGATGATGAACGATGACACCCTGCGGATTCTGCGCAAAGTGAAGGATCCCCAAGGTCGCCCGATCTTCGTGCCTGGCTACGAGACCGGCAACGCGGGCGGCGCCCCCGATCGCCTGCTGGGTCGCGAGATCGTCATCAACCAGCACATGCCGGTGATGGCGGCGAATGCCAAGTCGGTCCTGTTCGGTGATTTCTCGAAGTATATGGTCCGTGACGTCATGGACTTCACCCTGTTCCGCATGACCGACTCGAAGTACACCGAGAACGGCCAGGTCGGCTTCCTGGCGTTCTGCCGTTCGGGTGCAAATCTGATCGACGTCGGCGGCGCCGTGAAGTATTACCAGAACAGCGCGACCTGATCGTAACCAGTGGCCGGTCTCGGCTGGCCACTTCAACGGAGAAAACCGATGGCAAAAGCAAAATCCGCAGGCACCGAGGCGACGAACTCGGACCTGCCGACACTCACGCCCGCCGCGCCTGACCAGGTCGAAGCGCTGGCAGATGGCGAGCCGCTGGCGCAGGCAATCCCGGACGTGGTCGATACCTCGATCCCGGATCTGGCGCCGGATGCAGGCGAGCCCGAAGCTCCGCCTGAGTTGGTCAAGGCTCGCGTCCTGGCGGCCAGCGCGTACGGACAACCCAACGATGTCATCGAGATCGATGCGGCGCTGGCACAGACAATCCCGGACGTGGTCGATACCAGCCCGGAAGCAGTCGCTTACGCCGAATCGCTGGCGTTCGAGCAGTAACAACAGGCCAGACCGCGATGACCCACCTGCACATGGCCCGCGAGGTCGTAACCATCCGCCTTTACGACGAGCCGGGCGGCTACGAAGCACGCCGGCCGTACAGGGCGCTCATGACGGTCAGCTTCTTGTCTGACCGAGTCGCCTACCTGCACGGCGCGGTCGGCGAAATCGATCGAGCCGCGCATGCAGCGGCAATGAACATGCTCCGCGATCTCGGCGTCACCACGGTGATGTACGAGCGGCGCGGGCGAATGAAAACCATCAAGCTGCAGCCGATACCCTAACGAAAGACCGCACCCCATGAAATGCGCTGACCGTTTGAAATTTAATGCTACCGGCACGAGCGCCGCAACGATCACGCTTAGCGCTGCGGTGGCGGGTTTCCGCACATTGGCGCAGGCCATTGCTGATGGTGCGCTCACGGTCGGCGATACCGGCGTGCCATTTGCTATTGATGATGGCGCCGGCAACAAGGAAACTTCGCTGTTCACCATTACCAGCGCAACAGTTCTCACGCGTACGTCGGTTCTGTCCAGTACGGCAGGCGGCACAAACCCGGCAACGTTTACAGGGTCAGCGTTGAGCGTCTTTAGTACGATGCCGGCATCGTTCGCGTCGAAACTGCCCATTGTGGAGACTGACACCCCCGGCGACGCACCAACGATCGTCATGTCGGCTAATGCGCCAAACAATGCTGACGGCCGCAAAAACAACACGTTGTATTTCCAGACCACCCCCGTCAACGGCGTGGTTGTCATGAGTATCAAAGTCGGGGGCGTGTATGTGACGGTAGGCAGCGCGACGCCAGCAACGGTCGACCCTACCGCATTCGCACGTAAAGTGCTGGGCGTCTCGATGCCATTCGGCGACCTGCAGAGTGGCGCGCTCACCACTAATTCTTCGTGGCGTACCGTGCGGCGCTTCCCGCAAGCGTTTAAGCGCCTGCGCTGCTACCTGTTCAATCTGGATGCGGCAAACGCAATGACGGGCGCCAAAGCCTGCTGGTCGCCGTCCGAGTCGCTTGCGAATGGTTCGCGGCCAACTATCGGCGGTGCGGTCAGCAACGGTAGTTCGTACAGGTTCCTGTTTAATGGCGCGCTTACCACTACGCTACCGGTGGGGCTTGGTGACGGCGTGCCATCTGTAACGGTATCGGATTGGCTGGATACCCCATCTATTGCAACCACTGACGGCAACCCGTACCCGATCGGTTATTTCACGACGTTATTCACGTCGGGCGCACAAGTCGGGTATTCAGCCCCGCTGAATCCTTTTGGCGCTTATGTATCCGGGCTGACTGGTACAAAGCACGCTTACCGAGTGCACACGAACAATGGCGACTGTGTGGAAAACCCGGCGTTATTCACCGAGAATGCGACCGCGCAGTTTTGCGTTCCGATGCTGATCGAGGTTGAATATTTCACGGGGGCCCGCACCGTTATTGCTTGCGGAGACAGCACGTTGCAGGGTGCGGGTAACACGGCGAATGCGGGCGCGGCGCTGATGGCGATGGCGCAACTTGACTCAGCAAATATGCCAGCTGACGCATGCATCCTGGCTGAAAGCGGAGCATCGTCACGCCGTCAAGATTTGCGACTGAAAAATATCGTCGCAAAGCACATCCCCGACATTATTTATTTTCAGGTGTTTTCCGTAAACGACTCGTCGAATTATTTTGGCAGCTCGGCAGCAACTATCGCGCGCGTCGATTATTGGATCGGCTGGTGTGCGGCTAACGGAGTGAATCTGATTCTGGATACGCCGCTACCGATCGTGGCGAAGGGCGGCACCGCTGTGTCAGGCTCCAATCTCGCGGCTCTGACCGACATGACGACGTACATACTGTCAAAAGCCAGCGCTCGAGTGAAGGTTCTAGATCTAACGCCGCTGCATTCGGCGCAATACTCGGGTGTGTGGTCAGCGACCTATGGCTTTGACGGTTATCACCCTAATCCTGCCGGCCACCAGCTCCGCGCCGACCTTTTGACCGCTGCAATCAAGTCGTTCGGCTAAGAGAGGCCATCAATGTTTGGGACTAGTGCCTTTGGCGAATACGCATTCGGGGAGCAGCAGGTCGCCGCTGCTCCACCGGTGCAAGACAGCGTCATTGCCGCGACCGTGGCCGAGTCGCGCCGGGTCGCTTTCCCGGGTGGCACTCGCGTGGTCGCGTTTGGCACTGTGCCGAGCGCGGCCGTGCCGAACGCGCCGTATCTGGAAGCCGGGCGGTGGTGGTGCGCAAAGCACCCGCTCGACGAGCGGTACTGGGTGGCGAACATCACGGTCGACCTGGACGAGCGCAAGACCACTGCCGTGTCCGTCGAGGCGATCGTCGCCGGCGTGACAGTGCTTCAGCAGCCGGTCATCCAGGGCAAGCTGATCCCGGTGAAGCTGGGCGGCTTTAACGCGGCGCCTGGCGCGGTCAATTTCTGCACGTTCCGTGTCAGGTGTGCGGATGGCCAGCGATTCGACCGCACGATCTGGTTCAAGCAGCAGGTCGGCACGTACTGGCTTGAAAAGGATGCTGACGACGAAAGCTACTTCGTGGCCGACATCAGCAACGACCTGGCCGACAGCAACACCACCGCCAGCGCGGTGCTGGCTCTGCCCGTGGGCGTGGGCGTGCTGGTAGCGGCTGTGATCCAGGGCCCGCTGATCCTGGTGAAGCTGGGCGGCATGGACACCTTGCCGGACGGCGTCAACTACTGCGACCTGCGCATCGACTGTGCGAACAGCGAGCGCTTCTACCGGACCATTCAATTTAACAGGGTGGACAACTGATGATCGATGCATCGCAACTGCCGAGCGTGCCGAACACCGAGCTGCTCAAGCAGCAGGAAGAGGCCGCCGTCGAATACGCGCGCGCGCCGGCAGCGCCTGGCGCGCCGCACGGCGCCGGCCGGCCACCAGCAACACAAGGAACTACCCGATGAGCCTGCGACTGATCACCCCGCCCGCGGCGCTGGCAGTGTCGCTGGAAGCTGCGCGCCTGTCGGCACGGCTGGACGGGCCCGAGGCCGACGTCGAGCTGCGCCAGGTCATCGGCCAGCACACGCGCAACGCCGAGCACGAGACGGGCCGCGCGCTGGTGCAGCAGACCTACCGGCTGACACTCGATGCTTTCCCGCCGGCCTTCCGACTCGAGCATCCGCCGATCCTGGCTGTCGAGCACATCAAGTTCTACGACGCCGCCGGCGTGCGCCAGATCCTGCATCCGGACGACTACCTGGTCGACAACGAAAGCGAGCCGGGCTACATCGTGCCGGCGCCGGGTCGCGGCTGGCCAGCGACGCAGGCGCGCATCAGCGCCGTCGAGGTGCAGTACTCGTGCGGCTACGGCGTCGACGACAGCACCGTGCCCGACGAGATCAAAGGCTACATCCTGGGCAAGGTCGCCGAGCACTTCGCGCCGGCCGGCACACCCAAGAGTGAATTCCTGGGCGGCCTGCTCGATCGCGCGCGGGTGTACCTGTGATGAACGATCGGATCACCCTGCAGCGGCCAGGGCCTGGGGCTGGCAAGCTGCGACCGCCCCAGGTCTGGGAACCCATTGCCACGGTCTGGGCGCACGTGCTCTTTCCGAGCGGCGCCGAAGTGGTGCGCGCCGGCGCCGAGATTTCGATCGTCAAGTGCTCGATCCGGATCCGGTCCCGCGCCGACATCAACACCGCGGCGCGCGTGCTCTTCAAGGGTAAGGCCTACGACGTCGAGTCGGCGCTGCCAGATGGGCGCGACTCCCGCTTCATGTTCCTGGTGTGCAAGGCGGTCACATGATCGACTTCGATACCTCAGCCTTTGAGACTGCGATGACGGATGCAAGGCGAACCATCACTGAAGCGCTCGGCGAATCGACACTTCGGACGGTAGGTTTTGCCGGCGCCGAGGTTTTTCGCGATCAGGCAAAGCAGAATTCGCTGGCCAACAAGAAGACCGGCATCCTGTTCGACAACATCATCGTCAAGCGCCTGGAGGAGGATTCCGATGGAGATCGGCGTCAAGCGTACATGGTCACCGTACGCAACGGCACTGCAGCCAGCCCTGGCGCCTTCTACTGGCGCTTTGTCGAAAACGGTCACAAGTTCGTGCCCAAAAACAAAAAAGTAAGCAAGAAGACGGGCAGGACAATTGGCTGGAAGGCACACCGAGAGGCAGCTCAGCGCGTGGCTGATCTGGAGTTTGGGAACAAGCGAACCCGGGCATATCCGTTCATGCGGCCCGCCTACGACAGCAAAAAACAGGAAGCCATCGACGTCATGACGCGAACCCTGGCTGAACAGATCGCAAGGAATGCAAAGTGACTCCAGAAGACCATATTGACGGTGTCTTGGCTCACCTGGCAGACGGCCGCATTTACCCCGACGTGGCGCCGATGGGCACCGATACGCCGTACATCACCTACCAGGTGGTGGGCGGGGAACCAATCAATTTTCTGTCCGGCGACCGGCCTGACAAGCAATTCGTGCGCATGCAAGTGAACGTCTGGAGCGACCGCCGCGCCGAGGCTGCTGAAATCAGCATGCTGGTTGAGGACGCATTACGCTCCGCGACCGCGCTGCATGTCGAGGTCGTGTCTGGCCGCACGTCCACGTACGACGAAGAAACCGATTCCCGCGGAACCATGCAGGACTTCATGTTGTTCTGCTGACCCGAACCAGTTTTATCCCCAAGCCGCCCCGCGAAAGCCGGGCGGTTTTTTTATGCCCGGCTTCCGGGCTTTACCCCTGAAAGGCCGATATGCAATTGCCAAATAACATCGCGTTCGCTGTAGCGTCCGCATTCGCCGCTGCCGTCAGCATCACCGCGATCACCAACGCCACCGAGGCCGTGGCCACCGCGACGAATACCTTCGCCACCGGCGATTTCGTCGAATACACCGGCGGCTGGAGCAAGGCCAACGGTCGCGTGTTCCGCCTGAAGGCTGCGTCGGGCACCTCGTTCACGCTGGAAGGCCTGGACACGAGCGACACGTCGCTGTTCCCAGCCGGCGCTGGCGTCGGCACCGTGCGCAAGATCACCACCTGGACTCCCGTCACCGGTGTGGTCAGCGCCGATATCGCCGGCGGCGATGGCAAAAACGTCGAAGTGCCGCTGCTGGACAGCGACATGCCGGTCATGTTGCCCGACGGCTTCACCGCAACCACCGTCACGCTGACGACCGCCGACGACAAGTCGCTGCCGCATCACGCCGCCCTGAAGAAAATCTCGGATGGCGTCGCGCTGACTTGCCTGCGCGGCATGATCCCGGGTGGCGGCGTGCTGCTGTACGCCGGCTACTGCTCGTTCAACGAGTCGCCAAGCCTGGCCAAGGGCAGTGTGATGGCGGTGAAGTCCGTCTTCTCGCTGCAGAACAAGGTCGTCCGCTACTGATCTGTGTTGCCAGCTGGCGCCGAATGGTCGGCGCTGGCCTTTTCCCAGCCCGCGGGGTAGCGCCTCGCGGGCCTTTTTTATCCCCATCTGAAAGAAAAATATCATGGCAAAAGCAAAACTCACCCTGGCAGTCGCTGCAACCTTCAAGGCAATCGTGTCGATCCCAGTCCCGGGCGGCAAGTCGGCTGACGTCGAATTCATCTTCAAGCATCGCACGCGCGACGACTTCAAAGAATTCATGGAAACCCTGGCTGGCGCCGAAGACGTCGACGCGCTGATGGATATCGCAAGCGGCTGGGATCTGGACGAACCGTTCGGCAAGGACGCTGTCGAGAAGCTCGTGCAGCGCTACATGGGTTCGGCCCGCGCCGTGCTCGACGTGTACCTGGCCGAGCTGACCGGCGCCCGCGCAAAAAACTAAAGGACGTTGCCACCGCCATGTACGAGGCCGCGCCTACCGACGCTGAACTGGCGATCGCAGGCATGACTCGGGATGAGGTGACAACGTCTGTCGAAATCTGGCCCGACAACGTGCGGGCCTACAACACCTTTGCCGGGCTGCGCAAGCAGTGGAATTTCGCTCCGATGGGCGGCCCGATGGGGTTGAATTTCCTTGTCGCCTACAACCGGATGGACCGGATGGGGCTGACGGTCGAGGAATACAACCAGCTGGACGAGGATCTCCAGGTGATGGAAGACGCAGCGCTTATGGCGATGCGAAGCTCGGATTGAATGCAGTGCCGCCGCCGGGCGGCTTTTTTATGGGCGGCGAATGAGCACAATCACCAACGAAGCAATTATCAAGGTCACCACCGATGCCACTGGCGTGGAAGAGGGCGGCCGACGTATTGATGCATCGACTGCGCGAACCGGCAAGAATCTCGACAACCTGGCTGCCACTGCCAAGCGGACAGGTAAGTCGCTGGATGACCTGAGCAGCTCGTCCGGTATGCGTGCAGTAGGCGACGGCGCCGGCGCGGCAGCCGGCAAGGTCGACCGCGCGACGCTGACCATGGCTGCATCCATCCAGCGCGCAACCGCGGCGGCAGATGCTGGCGCGAAGAGCGGGGCAGATTTCTACGCGAGCTTGGCCAATTCGCGCGGCCTGAATATGACCGCGCTCCGGCCGTACCTTGACCAGCTCGACGCCGTCACCCGGAAAACCGCTCAGGCGGCTGCGGCGCAGCGTCAACTCGACGCCGGCAACAGCTTCTTGGACGGGCTGCGCTCGCAGGCTGACGGGATCGGGAAAACCGCGTCGCAGCTGGCCGCGCTGCGCGCCGAGCAGCTGGGTGTCGCTGACGACGCGCGCCCGTTGATCGAGCAGCTTCAGGCGGCGGAAGAAGCGGCCGGAAATGCTGGCAGTTCGATCAGCGGGTTCGGCGCCGCGCTCGCCAGCGTCGCATTTGGCGGCGGCATCGCCGCTGTCGCCCAGCTCTCGGACCAGTACGGCAAATACTTGGCTCAGCTTAAGCTGGCCACGACTGGTCAAAGCGAGTTCACGAACGCGCAGAACTCAGTGCGCCGCATCGCCACGTCCGCGCAATCAGACCTGTCATCCACGGCGTCGCTGTATGCGAGCATCACCAAGAGCACGCGCGACTTGGGCATCGCCCAGGCGCAGGTGGCCAGTATCACCGAATCGGTGAGCCTGGCACTGAAAGTCTCGGGCGCGTCGACTGGAGAGGCGTCGTCGGCGATCTTGCAGTTGTCCCAAGCATTTGCGTCGGGCGTACTGCGCGGCGATGAATTCAACTCGGTCAACGAAGCGTCGCCACGCCTGATGCAGGCGCTGGCCGACGGTATCGGCGTTCCCGTGGGCGCATTACGCGCTATGGCCGAGCAGGGCAAGTTGACGACTGAGGTGCTGGCCAATGCGCTGCCGCGCGCGCTGGGCGCGCTGCGCAACGAGGCGCGTTCGGTCGAAACCATCGGCGGCGCGGTCACCGTGCTCAAGAACAACGTGATGGAGATGGTGGGCGCCACGGCGCAGTCGAGCGGGGTGGTCACTGTCCTTTCGGGCAGCATCAATCTTCTCGCCGACAACCTGACCCTGGCGGCGGGCGCGATGGGCACGGTCGTGGCCGTCAAGCTTGGTACGGCGCTGCATGCGTCTGCTGCAGGCGCTGTGGCCTCGATGATGGCGAACCGCGCTCTCGCGCTGAGCAATCTGGCATCGGCCCAGTCGAATGTCGCTGCGACGGCAGCAGCATCGGCTACGGCCGCGGCGCGAGTGAACGAACTGCGCGCTGCGGTGTTGGCGGCGCAGGGTAACGTGGCTCTCGCTATTACGAACAACGGCCTGATCCCGGCCCAAGCGCGGGCGACGGCAGCTGCCTCAGCCCACGCTGCTGCTCTGACCGCGCAAGCGACGGCTGCACGTGCCGCGTCTGTTTCGGGTGGTTTGGCTGGCGCTGCGCTCACCGCTCTGGGCGGCCCCGTCGGCGCCGTTATCGCAGTTCTCGGCATCGCCGCGACCGCGTGGGCAGTTTTTGGCAATAAAGCGGAGCAGGCAAACGATCAAGCGACGCAGTCGACTGAAGAATCGACCGGCGAAATGATCGTCCGTCTCGACGAGCAGATCAAGAAGCTGCGGGAGCGAAACGCGTTGGCGGAAACCGAGCCGCGCATCAAGGCGCTCGACGGCATCAGCGAGGTCGACAAGGACGGGCTAGCCCGCGCAAAGGCGGCACTCGACAAAAACCGTGCAGCACAGCAAGGCGCGGACGCGCGCACGTCTATGATGTTGCAGCTCGAGCAGATTGAGTTGTCGAACAACTACAACATCGCTCTCAAGCGCGTGGAGGAGCAGCAGGGAGAAGTGGCCAAGGCGGCACTTCGAACTCGCGGTGAACGGCTAGACGAATGGTACGCAAAGAACGGCTCCGGGGCGCAGCGGCTTGCAGCAGAGCTCGCAGAACTTAAAAAGCAATTCGGGACTATCCCTCCGGAGATGGAGAAGCTGGTGCGCGCGAAGTATGCTGATCCGGCCTCCGCGAAAACAATCAAGGACCAAGCGGCAGCGGCAAAGGAATATGCCGACCTGGTCGACCGCATCAACGGAAAAAGCGCGGGCGTCGATCCGGACTATCAGGACAACCTCCTCAAACTGTCAGCTGGTTATAGCGCCGGCAAGCAGTCGCTCGAAGCCTACCGCGCTACCGTTGAGGCGTACATCGCGCAGCAGCCGTTCGCGAAACAGGCTGAAGAAGAGCGCCTGCGCGCCTTGAAGGAGGTGAGCGATTTCCAAGACAGCTACTCGAAAGGCCTGGAGGCCACGAGCAGCGTCTACGCCAAGCGCGCCCAGGATGCTGAGGCCGAGGCCGTGCGCAACGAGGAACTGGCCAGCACGTACGGCCTGACCAAGTCGGCGATCGAGGCACTGGAGCTGGCGCGCCTGCAGGATCAGCTGGCGCAGCGCTCGACCCTGGGCCTGACCCTGGACGAAATCGAGAGTCTCGAAAACCTGATCAGCGCGAAGCAGCGAAGCGCCGGCGCGGTGTCGAAGATGGAAGGCATGGACGCGGCCAAGAAGGCCGGCGAAGAACTCGACCGTCTTCTCGATCCGACGAAGGCGCAGAGCTTCGGCGATGCACTGAAAGGTGCGTTCGGTGCGGCCGGCGATTCGATGACCCAGCTGGTATCTGCTGTGGATGCCTACGGTATCCGGCAGGCTGAGGTCGATAAGGCCCGGCAACTTGCAGCAGTCGCATACGCCAAGGATTCCAAGGGCTTCGCAGCGGCGACGGCGGCAATCAACGAAGACGAAGTGAAGTCGCGCTTGAGCGGTTACGGCGACATGGCCGCCGCAGCGAAGGGCTTCTTCTCCGAGGGCAGCAAGGGCTACGGCGTGCTGTCCAACGTCGAGCGCGCGTACCGCGCTACCGAGCTGGCCATGGCGCTGTCGACCATGACGAAGAAGATCTTCTTCAAGCAGACGGAGGTGGTGGCCAACACGGCGCTGAACGCGACCAAGATCACCGGCGAAGCGGCAGCCACCGCAGCGTCGACCGGTCTGGCCGCAACCGAGGCGAGCGCCTGGGGCGTCACGGCGGTGGTCAAGGCCATGGCTTCGCTGCCGTTCCCAATGAACCTGGCCGCCGGCGCAGCCACGCTGGCGGCTGTCGTGGCCATCGGTGCGAGCATCATGGGCAGCGTGGGCGGCAGCAGCGTTCCGCTGTCCCAGCAGCGGCAGGAAAAGCAGGGCACCGGCAGCGTGCTGGGCGATAGCTCGGCGAAGTCGGAATCGATCGCCAGCTCGATCGCCGCCATCGAAGGTGCAACGCTCCAGGGCCTGCGCATCAGCGATGGGATGCTGGCCTCGCTTCGCAACATCGAGGCAGGCATCGGGCAATTCGCATCGTTCCTGGTGCAGTCCACCGGCGTGGCTGGCGACTACGGCAAGCAGTTCGCTTCTGCTGATGGCAACTTCCTGAGCAAGATCGGCAGCAGCATCTTCGGCGGCAAGAAAACGGTGGAAGACACCGGCTTCCTGCTGACGAAGGCATCGTTCGAAAGCATCCTGAACGGTGGCACCGATGCGGCGCAGTATGCCGACATCAAGAAGTCGGGCGGCCTGTTCTCGAGCGGCAGCTCGAGCAGCAAGATCGAAGGCCTGGGCGCCGAGGGCAATCGGCAGATCGCCGGCGTGCTCACGTCGCTGTACCAAACCGTCGTCGAGGCCAGCAGCCTGATCGGCATTGGCGGCGATGACTTCACCGCCAAGCTCAGTTCGTTCGTGGTCGACATCGGCAAGGTGAGCCTGAAGGGGCTGACCGGCGCCGAGATCCAGGAAGAGCTGTCGGCCGTCTTCTCGAAGGTGGGCGACGACCTGGCGGCGTTCGGTGTCGATGGCCTGGGCCAGTTCCAGAAAGTGGGCGAGGGCTACCTCGAAACGCTGTCCCGCGTGGCGACCAATTACCAGGCCGTCACGGTGGTCACGGATTCGCTGGGCATGGTGTTCGACTCGGTCGGACTCAAGTCGGTCGGCGCGCGCGAGCGGCTGGTCGGCCTGGCCGGTGGGCTGGAGGAATTCACGTCCAGCGTCGACCAGTTCCTTGCCGACTTCTACACCGACAAGGAGCGGGCCGACGCGCTGCGCACGCGCATCACGCCGACGCTCGACCAGTTCGGCATCAAGACCGGCGCCGAAGATTCGCTGAAGCAGTTCCGCAGCGTGGTCACCGGGCTGGACCTGACGACCGAAGCCGGCGCGCGCGCGTATGCCGCGCTGATGCAGATCGCCCCGGCGTTCAAGCAGATCGCCGACGTTGACAAGGGCGTGCTGGAGAAGGCCACCGACCTGTCCAACAGCAAACGTGAACTGGAAATCCAGATCATGGAAATGCTGGGCGACAAGGCCGGCGCGCTGGCGGCCACCCGTGCGCTCGAGCTCGGTGAAATGGACGCGTCCCTGCGCCCACTGCGTGAGCGTGTGTACGCGCTGGAAGACGAAGCCGCTGCGCTCGGTACGGCCAACTCGCTGCTGTCGATCCAGGCGCAGATTTACGAGCTGACCGGCGACAAGGCTGGCGCTGCAGCGGTGCTGTCGCAGCAGCACATCAACGCCCTGACCGCACTGGATCCGGCGCTGCGCGGTGCGACGCAGAACCTGTGGGACCTGCAGGCCGCCGCCAAGGCAACCGAGCAGGTCAAGACGGCTGCAGCCGCGCTGATGTCCGGCGTGGATGGCGCGTTCTCGGCGCTCCAGAAGGTGGTCGAGCGGCAGAAGAAGGCGACGCAGGAAGAGATCGACGTGCGCACCAAGGCCGTCGAGAAGACCCGGTCGCTTTCCGAGGCGCTGCGCAGCACGTTGGACGGGCTGACGGTGGCAGGCACGGAGAAGAACGACCGCGCTGCCGCCCAGGCGCAGATCCAGGCAGCACTGGCGATCGCCAAGGCCAGCGGCATCCTGCCGAAAGCTGACGACCTGAAGAACGCGTTGTCGGTGATCGGCAAGGATTCGACCGGCCTGTTTGCCAGCCAGGAAGACTACCTGCGCGACTTCTACGCGACCAAGAACGGCATCACCGACTTGGCCAAGATCACCGACAAAACACTGTCGGCGGAAGAGCGAAGCCTGAAAGCGCTGGAAGGGCAGGTCAAGCAGTACGACGACATGCTCGAGCGCGAGCAGGAACAGATCGACGTGCTCAAGGGCATCAGCACGATTGGGCTGTCGATCGAGCAGGCCATCCAGGCGCTGCACGGTGCGATGGGCGCGGCGGGCGCGAACCCGTACAACTCGGCCACCAGCCAGATTAGCGATGCCTATAAGTCCAGTCTCGGCCGTGCGCCGGATGCGGCCGGGCTGAGCTACTGGCAGGACCGGGCCGCCGGCGGAATCTCGACCGAGGCCATCATCGGCTCCATCAAGGGTTCGCCCGAGGCGCAGATACAGGCGCTCTACAAGGACGTGTTCGGCCGCCCGGCTGACTCGGCCGGACTGAGCTACTGGATCGATCGGCTCAAGGGCGGCATCAGCCTGGGCTCGATCCGCGACACGTTCGAGGAAAGCGCCGAGAAGAAGCTGCGCGGGTTCGCCGTCGGCACGAACTATGTGCCCGCCGACATGCCGGCGCAGATTCACCAGGGTGAACGCATCATCCCCGCGGCTGACAACCGCGAGCTGATGCGCCGCCTGGCCAGCCCGGGCGAGAACAGCGCCGTGCTGGTTGCGGCCGTCGAGCGCCTGACCGAAGAGAACCGCGGCATGCGCAAGGATCTGAACGACGCGCTGTATGCGATCGCGAAGAACACGATGAACACGGCCAGCTCGCTGGATGACGCACTCAACGGCGACAAGCCACTTGCCACGAAAGTGATTGCCTGATGATCATTGTTGATCCAGTAGTTCTGGGGGACGTGCCGTTCACGCGGCCGTCCCCCAAGTGGGCGTACGACCGGACCGGCACACTGGTCGAGGTGCCGGCCAATACCCTGGGCGTGACGTACGATCCCGTCGACCTGAGCAAAGCGCCGTGGGCGCTGCTCGAGCCGGAGGCGACCAACCGTACGCGCAACAGTACGATGCAGGGTGCTGCTGCTGGTTTCCCGGGCGCTCTCCCTACTACCTGGGAGGATGCGATTATTGGAGGGCTCTCGCGCCAGATCATCGGCGTGACCAAAGAAGCTGGGATTGACTGCATCGACATCCGTATTTTCGGCACGATAAGCAGCGCTGCTTCGCCTGAGTACACCGTACTTTTTGGCTCTGGCACGGCGACGGCTGCTGGCGTTGGGGAAAAATGGGTGTCATCGGCTTTCATCAGGATATCGGCGGGCACTCTCAGCGGGGTCACGGCTGCTGAGCATTTCGTGCTGGGCTTCAACAGTTCGGGGGGCTTGAGCGAGGCGCGGTCGAAGTACTTCACTCCCAGCGCGGGGCCTCTTAATGAAAATCGAAACGTGTTCGAGCACACGACTGCAGCGTCTTCGACGGTCACCATCGTCAATCGGATTGACTTGAACTTTGGCGCGCTCGGAACTGCTGTCGACGTGACCCTGCGCATTGGCCTACCGCAGTTCGAGCGCGATCGCCTCAGTAGCCCGATCAAGACCAGCAACGGTGCTGTCACCCGCGCTGCTGACGTGGTGGGCGCCGGCGCCGGCCTGGTGTATTCGAATGTGCCGATGGTCGAGCCGCCTTACAACGTGGCCACGACCTACGCGAAAGACGTGGCGGTGTACGACCCGACGACGAAGATCGTCTACTGGTCGATGGTCGCGGGCAATGTCGGCAAGGCGTTGAGCGACCCGGTGTTCTGGAACAAGCGCACGGCGATCAACCGCTGGGCGATGTTCGACGACCGCAACAGCACGCAGACCAGCAACCCGGAAGAGATCGTGTCCGTGTTCTCGGCGCAGGCAATCACGCAGGGCCTGTTCGCCGGCGCCATGGATGCGAGCGAGGTGCGCGTTTCAATGACCCATCCGACGCGCGGTCTGGTGTTCAGCGAGACGAAAAGCCTGGTGCTGCCGCGCTCGGGCAGCAGCTTCTATGGCTGGTGCTTCAACCGGCTGCGGCTGCGCACCTGGTTCCTGACGCTGAAGCTGCCGGTCTTTGCGAACGCCTTGGTCACCGTCACGATCAAGAAGCCCGGCGGCGTGCCCAAGTGCGGCATGTGCTTGCTGGGCCCGACGGTCGATGTCGGCCTGTCGCTGATGGGCCTGTCCACCGAGCTGAAGGATTACTCGACCACCACGTTCTTCACGGACGGGTCGAGCTCGACGGTCGAGCGCGGATTTTCGAAAAAGATGAGCGTCGATATCTCGGTCGAAAGCGACCGCGTCGAGACGATCGAGGATGACCTGATCAAGCGCCGGCAGAAGACGCTCGTGTTCCTGGGCTCGACCATGCGCGGAGACACGATGCTGGTCGGCCGATTCAGCAGCCTGCGCAAGGTGATCGACTCATTCCCGCGCTCGAAGATGGCCCTACAAATTGATGGAGTATTGTCCCAATGACCCCGATTACAGCACTCACGGACCCGAACCAGCTGCCGAACCAGCTGCAGGATCAGCAGACGTTCGACGCGAACATGGCGTCCATGGTCGATATGTTCCCCGAGCGCGCGCGGCAAGAGAATGGGCTGGCCGCCGAGATGATGGACATGCTGGCGCAGTCGAGCGTAATTGCCGCCGGCGGCGCCTTCGCCATCCCGTATGTGTTCGATGCCACCACCACGGACGCTGACCCAGGAGCCGGCAAGCTGCGCCTGTCGAGCACCACGCAGAGTGCCGCGACGGTGATGCGCTTGGACCTGACGTCTGCCGGCCAGGACTACACTACGCTGATTGATACTTTCGACGATTCGACCAGCGTGGTGAAAGGCTCGATCCGTCTGGTGAAGCAGGGCGACATCACGAAGTGGATGACGTTCAACCTCACCGCTCTGGCCACACCGAGCGGTTACCGCAACCTCGCGGTGGTGTGCACCGACAGCAGCACGACCAGCCCATTCGCGAATGGTGATGCGCTGATGCTCTCGTTCCAGCGCACGGGCGACAAAGGCGACAAGCCGCTCGGCGGTGCGATGGTATGCCTCGCCAGCGCGACAATTTCAAACGTCTCGGCGATCAACTACCTAAATCTTTTCACCAGCGAGTACGACCATTACCTGATCGACTTTTCTGAGTACCTGCTGTCAGGTGGGTCCGCCATCCTTTATATGCGGCTGGCCATTGCGGGGGCGGTCTACGGTGGCGCTACGCATACTGGATCCCCGGTGGGTAGCTCTTCCGATCCGACCACCGGATCAGCAACAGCGTGGGCACTATCTGGTGCTCTTTCTAGCTCTACTTATTCGCCCGGCGTCAGCGTCGATCTTCTGAATACTTCGTCCAACAACTCACCGACCATCGCACGGGTTTCAGGTATTCATCGTGGGGCGAGCGCTTTTGATACGAAAGATGGCCTGATGATGGTAAACGTGAATTCGTTAATTACCGGGTTCCAGCTCTTCGCCTCGACTGGCGTTATCGCAGCCGGCAAAATCCGGGTTTATGGATACCGCAATCAAGTAGGGGTCGCATGATGACAGCATTGATTTTTGATAGCGGCGAGTACCGGAACGCCACCGCTGATGAACTGGCCGAGATTGAAGCGCGCGAGGCCGAGGCACTGCAACCCGACGTGCCACAAGAGGTGAGCATGCGTCAGGCTCGCTTGGCCCTGCTGGCGCGCGCTGTGCTGGGCCAGGTCGACGCCGCCATCGAATCGCTACCGAATCCGGGCCGCGAGGCCGCGCGCATCGAGTGGGACTATTCGAGCGTCGTTGCCCGCAATAGCCCGCTCGTCGTCATGATGGGCGCCGCGCTGGGCCTGGACGACGACGCGCTCGACGAACTGTTCATCACCGCTGCACGGCTGTAATTCTCCTGGCCCACCCGGGCCCGGTCATAAACCCGCAAGACACAGCCCACCTCGGTGGGTTTTTTTACGCTCACTGAAAGTGATACATGCCCAACCCAGCCCCATCTCGTATTGTTGACCTCAAATTGCCCTTGCCTTGGCTTATCTCCGGCGCGGCGGCGTCCGCCATATTCATGGCCACTCTCGGCTGGAATTCGTCGGCTCAATCCAGCAAGCTCGATCAGCTGATCGTGACCAACCAGAAGCTGGAGAAGCGCCTGGACGACCGGGACATCCGGCTTGACGGCATGCGGGATGCGATCTTCGCCGTGCAGCGCGTGAACGATACGAATGCGCTCCGCATCACCGCTCTCGAAAGCGCGCGCAAATGAACCGCCAAAAACTTGAACAGCAGTTGGCCATCGACGAAGGCCGGCGCGCACTGATCTACACCGACACCGTCGGCAAGATCACCGGCGGCATCGGCCGCAACCTGACCGATCGCCCGTTCTTCGACGACGAGATCGCCCTGATGCTCAAGAACGACATCGCCTTGGTCGAGCAGGATCTCGACAAGCGTCTACCGTGGTGGCGCGACATGACCGAAGCGCGCCAGAACGTGCTGGCCAACATGGCGTTCAACCTGGGCATCACCCGCCTGCAGGGCTTCGGCAAGACGTTGGCGCACATGCGCGCCGGTGAGTACGACGCGGCCGCACGGGAAATGCTCGATTCGAAATGGGCGAAACAGGTCGGCGCGCGCGCCGTGCGCCTGGCCGCTCTCATGCGTAAAGGGGAATTCTGATGGCACCAGCATTTGCAGCGCTGATCCCGATGTTGGGAAATATGTTCGACCGCATCTTCCCTGACCCGAAGGACGCCAGCGACGCCAAGCTCGAGGTGATGCGCATGGCCCAGGCCGGCGAGCTCGCCCAGCTGGACGCCGAACTGAAGATGGCAACCGGCCAGATCGAGGTCAACCGCGTAGAAGCCGCGCACCAGTCGCTGTTCGTCGCCGGCTGGCGCCCAGCGATCGGCTGGGTGTGTGGCGCGGCCTTCGCCTTCAAGTTCGTTGTCGGCCCGTCTGCGGTCGTCTTGATGGCCATGGCGGGCCATCCTATCGCGCTGCCCGACTTCGACTTCAGCGAAATGAGCACGATCCTGCTCGGGATGCTGGGGTTGGGTTCGTTGAGGACCGTGGAGAAAATCAAGAAGGTAGCCTAGTGCTGATCGATATCCACGCCTTCACGCCCAACGGCGACTACGACGCGTGGCAGGCCTGGGCGATCGAGTTGCCGCGCCAGTATGCTGAGTGCGTGGCGCGCCACGCGAAGACGGTGCAGGCCTAGCCTAAAGATTAAGAGGCTAGTGAACCGCAGCAATGTTTGAATCGTTTCCCACTTCCACATGGACACGGAGATGATCGAGTGGCAGAACTGGCTACAGTACTACCTGACTTTTTCGATACTAGGCCCGTCTCATGTCGAGCAATCTCATCTTCAAAATCTAATATTTTTTCTGCTTTTATCACATACCCAAGATTCATCATTGATTGAGAAATAGCAATAAAATCGGTGCTTGTCGGAACTACTCTTATCACTTCCCCTTGGGATGTGAATTGTGGTCCTGCATATAGAACTCCCAAAAGGGCTAATCGATTTCCAATAGCTAGACCTCCCATATTAGAAGTATATGATCCAATATCCGCTAAAAACACTGGAGAGCCTGACGATCCTGGAAAGCACGCAGCGTCAATAAGAAATTCAGGTTTGCCGTTCAAGTCAACAGCGGCATGGGTCGCTGTAATTCCACGGCGGATTATGGGCATGTTATGTTTTTCATCCCATAATCCGTTGGGGTATCCCGGCATAACTACTGACTCCATTGGTGTCAATGAATCGAGTAAGTCAGTATTCGCTAAATTGTCTCGATTTAATGTCACGAAGAAAAATCGATTTGGGTCGTGCGCCCATTGCGATAATATAGGGCCAAGCAAAATAACTGCCAGATCTACAGTTGGATCTGGGTGATAAATAATAAGTTTTTGCAACGAATTCGTTACGATCTTCTCATAATTTCCAAAATCGGGCGTGCCATTAGAAGCGCGGCGAGTAATATGGAATACTCCGCTTACCGCCCCTTTTGTTACATGCCGATTAGTCACAATCGCCGGAACCCAACCATCATCGTTTTCTAGGAATCGGAAAAAAAATCCGCTTCCATAAGAAGTTTCTCGTTTAGCTGAAATGCATTCGAGCCGGACGACGGAATTAGTCAGCTGTGAGATTGGGTCTTCGCGGTATTTCATGTTTTGGATAAAATTATCGTAGAGTGTCGCGTTGAGAATAAGTTATGTCATTCCGGAGTTCAGCTGCAGCCCGCACGATGGCGCGGCAAGTAGCCGTAATGGCGTCGGATCCGTGCTTTTCGGTGGCCGATTGGAGCTCGCCATTCGCTACGTGAGTATCATGCTCACGCACATTTACCGCGAGCTTCAGTGCCACAACAAGATCAAGTGCATCGCCACGGAAGTGGAGCGGATTCCAGCAGTGCACGGCAGGCCCATCGACGAAGTGCAGGTTGACGTAGCCCTCGCCATCTACCACCTCGACGCGCACGGCGCCGATCGCGCGCGCCGCACGCTCCAGCAGCACCAGGTCGGCCGCCGGAATGTCGACTCGCGGCGGAGCCGGCAGCTCGTCCAGGTCGTCGTGAATCTCGTTGCCCATACTCCCCTCCAATCAGACAGCAGCTTTACTGCGCCGCAACGGCGCCACCGACGCGCTCACGGCTGGCGCTGCACAATAGTCGGCCCACACCTGCATCAGCACCTTGCGCTTCTCGATCAGGTCGCCGCGTCGGTACGCTGCCTCGACCTTGTCGGGTAGGCTGTGCGCCAGCGCGTGCTCGCATACCTCACGCGGAAATGAGTTCCCGGCCGATTCCGCGCACCAGTCGCGGAACGTCGAGCGGAACCCGTGCATCGTGATCTCGGATTGACCCATCCGACGCAGCACGGCCGTCAGGCTCATGTCGGACAGCATCGATCCCTGGCGCTGCCCGGGGAAGATGTAATCGCTGACGTCCGGCATCAATCGCAACACGTCAACCGCCGCGGTCGACAGCGGTACCCGGTGCTCTCGACCGGCCTTCATTCGCTCGCCCGGTATCACCCACATGGCCGAGTCGAAATCAATCTCATCCCACCGCGCGCCGCGTACCTCGCCTGACCTCGCCGCCGTCAATATGCCGAACTCGACCGCACGCGCCGCGACCCCTTCTCGCTTGCGCAGGTCCGTGGCGAACTCTCCAATTTCCTGCCAGGGCAGGGCCGCATGGTGCACCACCCGATTTACCTTGCCTGGGTCGGCCAGCAGATTCTCCAGGTGGCCACGCCAGCGCGCTGGGTTCTCGCCGACGCGAAACTTGCTGACGGTGGCCCAGTCCAGAATGTTCTCGATCCGGCTGCGCACGCGGGTTGCCGTTTCCGTTTTCTCCTGCCAGATCGGCTGCAGGACGGTGACGATCAGGTCGGTATCGATAGACCCCACGGCGCGCTGGCCGATGATCGGGCTCGCGTACGTGGCTATCGTGCTCTCCCACTGCGCCGCGTGCTTCTTGTTCTTCCAGCTCCCACGATGCGCGGCGATATATGCTGCAGCGCAATAGTCGAACGTGATGTTCCTGGCGCGGTCGAGCGCCTCCTCCAGCTGCTCGGCCTTGCGCTGGTCGAGCGGGTCGCCGCCGGCCAACAGGGTGGCGCGGCATGCCCTTGCCTGGTCACGCGCTTGTGCTAAGCTGACCGTGTGCAGCGCACCCAGGCCCATCTGCCGTTCTTTGTTCAGCCGGGAATACCTGAAGATCCAGCTCTTCGTGCCGCTGGCCGACACCTGCAGATACAGGCCACCGCCGTCGCCGTAATAGCCTGGTTCTTTCGCGCGGCTCACGGCCATCGCCGTCAACTTTTCAACTGTCCTTGCCAAAGCCTACCCCCGTTCCTACCCCCGATGATGGGCTGGATTGTAACGCATCTAAGCGGACTGTAGCGAACAAAGTCACTTGGTATTCTCGATTGAAATCAACGACTTGCGGACATTCGCGGACGATGACGGCTGTCGGGTTGGCGGACACCGTCTCCGCCAGAAAAAAGCAAAAAGCTCCCGCAAGGGAGCTTTTTCCGTTAACGCCTCCCGGAGACGAGGGGG